AAAGTGTTGGTCCTGTATAGTTAAATGTATAGTCATATGACCTAAGGTTTTTTGATATAGATTCATATGTCTCAACAACACAAGTAGACAATTTATTATCCACGTACATAAATATCTCATCAATAGCTGTTAAAGCTGATTGAATAGTTGAATTAGTAGCTATAGATATTGTTGGTAAGTTAGCCGTTGTTAATATTGTACTAGCATCAGCAAATAAAGCACCAGAACCAGCAGGTCCTTGTGGTCCAACTTCACCTTGTGGTCCTCTTGCTCCAATACCAGCAGGTCCTCTTTCACCTCTTTCTCCCCTATCACCTTTTGGTCCTGTGGCTCCTCTTAGACCCTCACTACCTGTGGCTCCCATTAGACCCATCCAACCTCTATCACCTTTATCTCCTTTTGGACCCATAAGACCCATTTCACCTTGTTCACCTTTTAGTCCTTGAAGACCCATTTGACCTTGAACACCATCAATTCCATCACGGCCATCTTTACCATCCTTACCGTCTTTACCATCAAAGTAGTCAACATTCTTTAATGGTATATAAGCATCTTTACCATCTACTCCATCTCTACCATCCTTACCGTCTTTACCATCGAAGTAGTCAACTCCTTTTAGTGGAATGTAAGCATCTTTACCATCTCTACCATTCATACCATCTCTACCAGGTAGACCCATATGTCCTTGTTCGCCTTTAATAGATAAACCATCTGCACCAGTAGCACCAACAATACCAGTATATCCTCTCATCAATTCCTTTTCATCAACAAGCATGGCAGCACCATTAATAATCTTCTCTTCAAGGATTATCTTTTTGTATGTTCCATCTGGTAGTTTCTTGTATATTATACTTGACATATATTCTATTATTTTTAAGCTGATGGTAGTGGTGGTGGATACCAAGGTCTATCTATTGGTATTCCACTTGGTGGTATAGTAAGACTATGATATCCCTTTGTATATTTAATATGAACATCCCAGTCTATTACATCACCAGATGATCCAATTATAACAAGATTAACAGAGGCTGTTGCTGAAGCTGTGAAGTATGCAGTTGCACCAGTAAAATCAGACTTATAATCATAGGTAAATGAACCACCTATCTTTGTTAGTGCTGAACCTGAGTGTCTATATCCTCCAAATGAGTTCATCAAGAACCCTTTTGTACCATCAGACTTCATACCAAGTAATCTTGTTTCAACAATTGCTGTAGTTCCATACTCCATTGGTATTAAACTAAAATCCCATGTTTGTACACCAGAAGATGTAAAAGATAAATAGGCATTAAATGACACTGAATCCATAGAAGAAGTAGGGTTTCCTATTTCATTTACGAAGTTACGAATACCAACAGCCTCTGAATAGTGATAGTATTGACCACCAGATTGGCTACCAACGATAGTTAATCTAACACCATCATACTCTTTATTTTTAATCATTACACTTTGTATAGCCATATCAATTTATATTATTCTCCAGTATTTTGTTGTTCGTCTTTCTTCTCTTTCTGTGTTTGATTAAGTGTATATCCAGCTATTAATAGTACAGGAGCAGCCCACATAATAAAATCACTAACACTAGATACATATCTTGTTAGTGTAAATATAGCACCTTGGCAGAATATTATAAAAGCAACACCTGTCTGAAATCTCTTGTGTGAGAAGAATGATGGTTCATTAGAATACATTTTAACAAGTTCTTTAATGCCCCATTTAATGTTTCTCATACCAAATAGGTAGTACTTTTCAACTTTTGGTTTTACTTCTTCCATTATTTGTTAATAGTTTTATTTAGCTCTTTTATCTCCCTTGTAAGATCCTTCATAGCATCTTCTAGATCGTCAAACTTATCACTAAGGAATTCCAATTGTAAATCATGATCCCTCTGTAACACTTCAAGTTTTGTACTTGTAACATTTGCTAATAGCTTTACTTCTTTTAGTTCATCCATAGTTTTCTTTAGAAAGAAACCGATTATGCTTAACATAATACCACCTATAAATGTAAGTACTGTCATTACATCCATCTGTCTCAATTAATTTTTTTATCTACCACGGTAGTATTGATCAAGGAACCTTTTCTCTGCCTCTGTATAATTACCATAAGGTGTTAGATAGATATCTGAATCATACTGACCAGCAGATGGATTCATATCATCACTTGATGCACTATATAAAGGGTATAGTGTTGAGTTATCACATAGGTATTTAATTATTCTCTGACTCCAGAATTCTGCCATGTTCTTAACTTCTTCACGGATATATTTAAGTTCTTCCATAGTTGATGGTAATGTATTATCACTTGTAGGTCTAGCAACACCAACATTTCTAATCTTGATAGCTAAGTGTGGTAAAGCCATATATACAGTATAGTAGGCTAAACATTTAGAACATAAATCAACAAGAGTTCTCTCATCAGTTGAGTATGTAGTACCCATATATAATTTATAGGTTAGGTCCATATACAATGGAGTACCAAGTAAATCTTGAATATAAATTTCTTGACTTTCTTCCACGAATGGATAGATGGTAAGTGGATCAATATTCTGACCTATACTTGTATAGTCTTTTAGATATTGGTCGTCTATGAATAATGCCGAAAATGTAGCGCTCATTATAATTACTATTTATTTTTATTGTACTATCTTAATTGGGTTCAACTCATCTACATTGACTCTAGCAACTCCGTTATAGATTAGGACTTCCTTGAAAGCATCAAGTATTAACTTTCTCTCTGGTTTAATTACAAGTTCGTTGTATATCTCCCAAGATTGTAGTAGTTCGTTTGAATACCCCAACTTGCCACTTGTTTGAATACCCAATAGTTGTGGGTAGGCTCTGTGACCAGATATAATCTGTTGAACTATCTGCTCAGATACTTGAAGTAATCTTTGGTCAATGTTTGTAGCATCCAATGTAGTAACATCTGGTGCTAGCTCTTTGCCATCAGCATAGAATATTAATGCCTTACCAGCATTCTTTGTACCACCGTGTTGAGCCTTAATAGCCTCAGCATTCATTCTTCTTTCTTCTGGTGATGGTTTCTTATAGAACTTAAATACAATTGATGGACTGAATCCATTTTGTATAGCAGACATTGAGTAGTCTGCCATTAAAGCATCTGCCTTAATCCATTTAAGTGCTGAATAATAAGATGGTAGTGAATAGTAATCCATTGAGTTTTGTGGATTAGATATGAATACTAATTGTTTTAACCCATCCTCATTTGGATTATAGGCTTGAATTTCTTTTGGTGGGTTATTCTTAACATCTCTCCAGTTCTCTGAATAGAAGTATTCATCAATAGAACCATCTTCATCTCTTCTACCACAAGCAATTCTTGAAGCATCTATATAGTTAATATCCACAATACGGGTTCTATCCATTGAATAGATAACTTCAAAACATGAATATCCAAATAATACTTGGTCCTTAGAAACCGAATTAAATATACCATCTAGCTTTCTCCAAAACGGCACCAATTTAAAGTTTTGAGTAACCCAAGCATCTGATAGTTCTCTCGTTGAATCAAATATAATACCACTACCAGATATAAGTCTAGCGGATCCTTCAATGATTGCTGAGTGAATAGCAGAGTTATTTTTATACTCAATTAGTTCTTGTGGGAATGAATTGTTCTGACCAAATAAAACCCAGTCGTATTGACGAGAATATACTGGTTTAGGCATATCTACCATCCTTAACTGGATCGTGTCTAATATGTCTTGGAAATCGTTTTTAGGGGTATTTTGTACCGCCTGTTGTCTACTGAATCTATCAAAAAATCCCATAATTATCTTTTAAGTACTTTAGTGTTTTTTGCTGGCCTATCTAAAGTAACTCTTGTAATGTTTTCTATCATCATCGCCTTTCCAGTTTCCAGCGTGACATTACTTCCAGATGCTGTTACTAAATAAGAATACATACCAGGTGTAAGGTTACTTGCAGTTGGTCCAACACTTATATTAAAACTTGACCATTTACTACTTGGTGTGAGATCAAGAGCCGATACTGAATATGTCTCTCCTCTCATATCATTCGTAAATGTGAAGTTAAAATAACTTGGTGTTATACCAACAGGAAGTGACTCTCTCAATGAAAGCCATACACTATTAGTTCCTGTTTCTAAATTTATCATTGTAAATAGAAGTTTCTTATTATGTTTGTTAATTAACAAGTTGCTTTAAAATAAGAAAACCCAACACTATTAAATGTTGAGTTCCTTATAATTGTTATATCAATTAAGAAGCAAGTAGAGCGGCAATTATGCCTGATTCTACAACTGGTGCTTGTGCTTGTTCGAAACCTTTAAGGGTAACGACATAGTTAGAGCCATCAGCTTTTGCTTTACCAGAAGTTGACGTACCTTCTGATTGATAAACTCCTTCAACGGCACCTGGATACCAGTATTGACCGTTAGAGTCTTTAACGATAACTGCTAAATCTCTTTGAGTAAGAAGTGCTAAAGTATTTCTCTTTAATCTATCTCTCTTTGGAATTGTAATCGTAATTGTTTGTTCAAACAATGCTGACCCAGCCTCCACAGACTTTGTTAAATTCTCTGTGAATTCTGCTGAGTTACGATTAAATTGAAACTCATAGAAATAAGAAGCAGATGCCATTGTTATTGCGGATACAGTACCACCTGACTCAGTATAGGTAACGATATTAGCAAAGTCTGTTAAATAGACTTTAGTAACACCACCCATATTGTTTGAACAGTCATTGGTTATACCACCTGAAAATGAAACACAGCTCATATTTATATATTATTTTTATTGTCCACCAAAGGATTAAGAGTAAAGAACGATTTCTGTTCCAAACATATAGTTAATACCAAATTTCAAACTTGCTACTAATCTCTCAGTTCTAGCTCCACTTATGTTTCTTTGAGGAATAATAGTGATTGCGTCGAAATCAGATGATAAATCTGTTAGGAAGAATACATTAGCCGCAGAGAAAGCGAACATTTGTTTTGCAGATAATTGAGAAGTTGGAACTAATTTGAAACCTAAGTAGTTAAGGTCTTTATCACCAACCATGAACAAACCACCAGTAGTAGCAGCTTGTGCTTGCTTGTAAGCGAAAGCAATTTCTTGAGATACGAATATCTTGAAATCAGCTAATGCTCTAATCTCAGCAGGTACAGCGTTTAATACTCTGTTTAACTCAGTGATAACATTAGATGAAGTGATAGTAGAAGCTGTTGCAGCTACATCAATAACATCAGAATCAGCAAGTGCTAACTTAACTAAACCATCACATAAAGATAATGGGTAAGAAGAAGTTCCAGTATCACCTTTGAACATGATTTTTTCGATATCAGAAGCAGCTTTTTCAGCTACTGAAGCTAATACGAATTGTGCATATGAGTCAGGCATAACCTGGTCACTGTTTGAACCTGCTCTAATTAAAGCTGATAAGTAATTTTGCTCGAATGTAGTAGCACAATATTCAAGGTTAATCTTGATATCACACACTGTCATTGTTTTTTGAGCTAGTGTTCCTTCACCCGCAGATGAGAATGAACAATCTTCTGCTGCTAAGATGTTACCTAAGTTGTTAGAAGCTAACTTAATCTTAGATTTAACACCTGGAAGTAAAGTAACTTCGTTCTTTGCTACACCAGAAGTAAGGACTGTCTTATAAAAACCTTCTGCGTCAATACCGTAGAAAGTTGTTGAGTCTGTTAAAGCCATTTTGTTTTCTTTTAATTTTTTTGAACCCCCTTCGAGTCCTATACCTATTATGTTAATAATAGATTGATTTGCGCAACTTATTTGTTAAGTTTAGCAAATTGTCTTATTCTTTCTAAATCCTTATTGAATTTATCACCATCAACATCTAAAGCTGTTTTAGCCTTACTTGTTACTGATTTAGCACCTGGAGTTGAAGCCAGTTTCTCTTCAATAGAGTTTAGTTTTTCTGTAATAGCACTCATGTCATTTGAAGGAGTACTTTCTAATAGAGGTGCGATAGCATCTTTCATAGCAGTAACTTCATTCATAACTTCAGCGAATCTTGCATCAATCATTTTAGATACTTCCTCAGCTGTCAAAGGTGAACCAGTAGCAGGTGCGTCAGCAGGAGCAGTAGGTTCAGCAGCCATATTCATAGTCTCAACAACACCACCTTTAACAGTGATAGTTGAACCATCTTCCATTTCGTAATCACCATCACCCATAGGCACAGTCATTGCTTCATCAGAGAATACAGCTGTTTTTTCAGCAAGAGAGCCATCAAAATAAATATCAACACCATCAGCTGTTTTAGCAGATGCTAGTTTAATTTCGTTTTCCATCTTGTTTTCTTTATTTTTTGTTTGTTTTAATTGTAATTCAAGGTCAGCAAGTATCTCAACTGAGAAACCCTTAACTTCATCATTCTTTACTTTATCAGTCCAGAATGTAGGGTCTTCAACCTTAACTCCACCAAACCAAGTTCCGTCTGGTAAAGAGAATCCAAAGTTTTTACTCTTATCATCTCCTTCTATTAACCAGTTTTCAGCTACATAAGCATCTACTAAAGTATCAGAGTGTTGAAAGTTTATATTCTTATTGTTTAAGTCTTTGTTGAACTTTGAAGCAATCAATTCTATTTGGTCTCTTCTGAAACGAACATAGTATTCCCCCATCTTCTGGTCAAATCTATATATTAACATATCTGGTATTAAAAAAGGCCCGTAAAGCATTTGTTTATCCTTAGCCGCCTTAAATGATAATTGACTTTCTTTAGCCAATTTAATCCAGTCAACTTGTATTGCTGGTTCATCTACTAATGAGATATAACCTACACCTTGTTTAAGATTAAGCTGGTCTATTGTTATATCATATATTGGTAATTGCTTCTTCATATATCTATTATGTTATTTTTTGCGATAATTGCCCACTTAGAAGGTAGCATTACTTTCAGCAACACTTACACTTCTTTGAGCACCAGTTATATCAGACTCTACTACATATACTCTAACTGGTGGTTGTGCTCCACCTCCGCCAGTTGGTGTAGATCCAGCAGGGGCTCCTGTAAGGGTTGGGTTAAATGAGGTTATACCACCACCTGAACCACCACCTATAGCTCCAGCTCCACCAGCACCATCAGGTACGGTTGTCTCTGGTACATTTATTGGTGTAAGTGGAGCTGCTCCTCCATCAAACTTCTGCTTTGATATATTGGATACAGTTACCGCAGTAGTCGCCACAACTAAACCGGCTAATATACCACCGACAATAGGACCAGCAATAGGACCTAACTGCATAGCTCCTGTGAATGCTTGTAAAGCACCCATAATACCTGATATAATAGTAGAAGCAATTCTTAATTTCTTCTCTGATTCAAATGCTTTCTTCTTAGCATCATACTCAGCCTTGGCTTTAGCATCATTTAATGCTTTCTCTCTCTTATCATATTCCTTTTTATCAATCTCCCCTTTATTCAACTTGTCTCTCAAAGCATTTTCCTCAGCAGAATATTGAGCATTTATTTTCTGAGTTCTTTCTTGATTTTCACCATCTTGAATAGCAGATAATAAAGCAACAACTGAGTTAGCGCCTTCAGCTGCTATATTAGAGTATTCATTGACCTTAGCAACCTTATCATCAAACTCTGCTTGTCTGATCTCTTTAACTCTATCTTGATATTCCTGTTCTATCAAAAATTTCTCTTCATTCTTCTGTCTTAGAATCTCCTTCTCAGCCTCATCAAGTCTTAGCTTATCAGACCCAAAAACATTAGCAGCTTCTGTTAGTCTATCATGATATGACTTATTAAGTTTTTCAAGTGATGCATTTTTCTCAGCCTCAGCCTGTTCAGACTTGTCCTTTATTCTACTATTTGAGACATCTGTTAGTTGCTCCCTTGATGTGTTTAGTAGAGCATAAAAAGATTCAATTTTCTTAAGTTGGTCAGCTCTTGACTTCTCCTCCTCTGTAGCATTCCTGTCCAATATAACTTTCTTTTGTAGAGATGCTTCCGCGTCTATATTAGCTATCTTACCAGCATACTGCATAGCATCTATTATACCCTTATCATACTGACCTCTAACAAACTCAGTCTTCTGCTCTTGTCTAAGTTCTATTTTCTTTATTTCATCTGTCTCTTGTGCTACTATTATAGCATTCTTTTCAGCTAGTATCTCAGCATCTATCTGTGATGACTTAGCAGCGTCAGATTTCTTTTGGTCTTGTAGCTTCTTTATTTTATCCTCACTTATCTTAATTTGATCTTGGTTATACTTAGCCTCATCAACCAACTTTTGATTCTGTAAGTCCTTTAATTGCTTAAGCTCCTCTGGGTTAAGTTCAGACTTATCCCTATATCCCTTTACATAAAAAAGTATTCTAATTCTCTCATCAGCAATTTGTTTCTCCTTAGCTAATAATTCCTCTTGTGATGCTCCTGATGCCTGCATTAATGCCTTCTCTCTCTCCAACTCCTCAACCTTAACATTCATCACCTTCTTTATATTCTCGACCTCTTTGTCTACCTGTTCAGCTTGTTCTTTCTTAATCTTATTGAGTCTCTCGGTTCTCTCAATCTCCTCTTCCTCTGAGTCAGCTAATAATGCGAATGCTCCAACTAATGCAGTTACTGCTAATACTACAATTCCAATAGGATTAGCTTCCATTGCTGTATTCAAAGCATATTGAGCAACTGTAGCTTCACCTGTAGCAACTGCCTGTGCTGACATGGCAATTGCTTGTGCTCCAAATAATGAAGTCATTAAAGACTGATTAGCAATTGAAACTTTCTCAAGTATAAGTCTAGCAGCAATTCTACCCTCAACAACACCTTCAGCAATTGCACGAGCACCCATTACAACAGCAATTGCTTGTTGTGCTTTAACAGCTGCCTTACTAACATCTTCGTTCTCTTTTCCAAATAAACCTACAGCATTAGTAGCAATGGCAAATGCGCCAGTAACAGTCTCACCTAACTTAGCAAATGAACCCGCTAACTGTTTAGTGTCAACCCCTTCTGTAGCTAACTTAACATTCTTTAGTGCTGAATCTAACTTCTGTGCATTATTAGCAGCAACATTGAAAGCCTCAGAACCTATTTGAAGGGTCTTCATTTCTTCTTTTGTTGCCTTTAGAGCTATCTCCAGGTCTTCAACGGAAGCAACCGCAGTTTCAATACCATTGATGTTTAATTTAAGATTAAAATCAGCCATTTCTATTTATTATTTTATGGAACTAAATTGATTAGCTTGTGATATGAGTATGTTACTAACCACTGGATAGTATCAGAACCTCTACCTACAACCTTTATGTATATACCATTAACATCACTACTCATACTTACATCTGGTTGCGTTCCACTCCAACTACTTATATTATTAGTTACTTGTGTTCCAACCTCACCACTTGTATAAGAAGCTCCACCATAGAAACATCCCATAAGTTCAGCTGAATATACTAATGAAGCATCTTGAATAGAAACACCCATTACATATGCCTTTACTTGTATAGCAGTACCATCATCTGACCAGGTATCAACAGTAGCGATAGTAGTTGAAAGAGCATTAGATGTTCTTAAACTAGCTTGTCTTGTTATCCAATCTGATTTAGTATATTGACCAGAACCATCATCTGGAATACCTCTAACAGCTAAGTTACCAACCACAACTTCTTTTGAGTTATAGTTTGTTCTACCATATCCATACCCTAAATGTACCGAACTTGTTAACCCAGTATTTATTGTTACATTCTGACCACTTACAAATGAATCACTTGTTGAGTTATCAGTAATTGATTTAGAAGCAATTGATACCTTTTGGTTACCTGGTGATATATAACTACTATATGAGTTTATATGAATAGGTCTTGATTTTAGAACAACTGATGAAGTTCCATAAATCTGTATTGGTGAATTATCATTTGAATCATAACCACTTGACAATATACCTTGTGAAGATGCCTCTGTTAATAGAACACCAGCATTTACATTTATAGTTGATCTACCATTAGCAGAACCTGCTAGGTATAAATCCTTCCATCTTAATGTAGACGTACCTAAGTCTGTGTACTGACCACTTCTTGGACTAACAGAGTCAGCTGAATAAGTTGAACCTATTACTATATTAGGTGAGGAAAATGACCATATATTAGTAGTAGAACTTGATGTACCACCACTTGATGTACCAGTTGCTATTTGTATAATACCATTATTGGTTCTCATAAAGATTCTATCATCAGAAACATTTATACCAAGTTCTCCAATGTATAAATCAGAGTTTAACCAAGTATCATCTGTATGATCGTTTGATGTTGGTATTGTAAATGACTGACCAGCTATTGTGGTTCTATGGTGGATAATTCTGCTGTATTGCTCAATTTTTGACATTATATATATTGTATTTTATACCCATAAACTGAGTTTCTCTTTCCACTAAGTACACCATTAACTGATGAGTAAGATATATTTAACTTATCAGATACTTGTTTAGGTCCTAAGTAGATACCAATAAGTTTATCAGATGTGTACACTTGTATAAACTTATGTCTTGAGTGACCCTTTTCCCACTTAGACCCAGTTGGGCTCGTAGAATTTGGGTATATATTATAGTATGGATTCAATCTATCTATATACTCCTGTTCAACCTCTTTGTAGTTATCGCAAATCTTAATCACCCTTATATCAAATTCACAATGAATATCTGATAGTATTCTTGGGTTCTCAGGATATCCACCATTTATATTTGTTCTATGTTGAATTATCCTCTTCTCCAGTCTACTGCTACTTCCTATGTAGCATCTACCGTTCAATTTATTCTCTATTATATAAACTCCTTTCATAATTCTATATATTATGTTATAATTTTTATCTGTTGTTTTATCTCTGTGTGTTCTGTCTGTTAGCTCTAACTATCTCTGTTAAACTA